GGGGTGAGACACTGTCTGGCGATTTACTGTTTACTCAGGTTCAGTCAGAGTTGAACGGACTCACTCGGCAATGTGTTAAAGTAGTCACGCGTTGAATGTCGAGATTCATGCGGACTTTTGGCCCCACCGATCAAAGTGAGGCAACACAACTTCAGATGTTCGCGCTTAGGCCGGAATCCTCTAGATCCGACTCTATAAAGCTCAGTAAGGTGGCCCACGTCAAATATAGAGATTTGTGGGCGCTTCAGGTTCAATTGATCAGAAAGAACTTTGAGCTACCTATCGACGGGCGCGATCAAAGCGTCCCGGCACGTTATAGAGTGTGCGCTCGCACTTAGAGCAGTGCCTTGATAAGAGACACGCCTCCAGTGAGCAGGGAGGAAGCATTCTTCGAGAAGAAATCCTTCACACCAGTCCAAAAGGAAGTGCCCTCGACGGCCTTCTTGGTAGAAACCTTCGGGTCGTAGAGGTGGGTTGTTGCTGCGTCTGCCTTAGCATAAACAGCGTTCGCAGGTGAGCTTGGAACACTCGGTTGAGTGGTCGAAGGCAACATCTGCACGACGTTGGCGGCCTGCGCCAGCTCGTTCGGATTCGAAGGAGATGGAGCGACCGCAACGACGCGGGTCTCGGTCGCGAGCGGCAGAGCCTCCCAGTTGATAGTCAGAGTGCACGTAAGCACACCCTGAGTGTCGGAAGAGAAGCCCTGGAGTGCCAGGACAATGTACGGGGCAGATTGCTCACCGTCCAGGTCCCGGAGCCGCGCGTAGCCGGAGGAGTCCTCAACATCCACCACCTGAAAAGGCAGCCAGTAGTTGTTGGTGGCTGTGGGTTCGATCGCGGCCCAGCCGCTCTTCCAGAAAGCAGCCGAGCTAGTGGTACCGTAAACGGTAGCAGCGTAATCGAAGTCGTTTGAGTCCTGTGGAAACCAGTGGACACAAGCCGACTGTTGCGTGTTGCTGGTGGTCACGAGAGGCGAGTCGAAGATCTCAGAGAGAGTCGCCGGCCCATTGCCGGCACCAAGCATGATGCCGGCACCTCCCGCAACACCAACAGGGTTCACGCGAGCTGGCAGTTGGCCACGGGGAAACAAACCGGTACAGTAAGTTCCTTCCGCGGTCATGGCAGCCTCGGTGCACACCACGCTGATGCATGATGAGACCGGACGCACTGAAGCGTAAACCGACGTGATCTCGCTACGGGCCTTTGACGACATAATCGTCATAGGGCCGCAACCAGTGTACGACGCCGGCAGGTCCGGCGAGTCTTGAGTCATGAGAGTCAGATCGCCGGCTGCGTTGATGCCAATCTTCAGAGCCGAGCAGCGCGAATCATCCGTGGTTTCGGCTCCGGATGTCGTGAAACGAGGACAAAAGACATAGTATCCGTTGCCCGCGATGTCGGTGTCGATTGAGATGACATGTTGAGTGGTGAAGGTGGAGCTTGGGATGCAGCATTCGTCGGGAATGCGCGCACCACCGTTGAGCTCTGGATGGAGGAGAGACGCGAGGTAGTCGTTCCGATCCACCGGAGCCCGTCGGCCATCCGGCGCCGCTTTGCGCGTTGCTTTGCGGACGGCGGACTTGACCGACTTTGGGAGTTTGTTCGGTTGATTCTTGCGAGGCGGCATGGTTCGCAGTCGCAAGAATGTCCTGAGTTGTTGGTTGTTGGAGGTGTTGGAAAAGTTTGTGGAGTCGTCAGGCGCATTATGCACTCTATACTAACTCAATTTTCACGGACTCCTGCCATTCCGTGAAGGCCATAGACCGAGAGAAAACGTGGGAGCACGGGGCTCAAACGCATCTCACGGACGAAAGCCTCCCAGTCGCGTTTGTCAGCTGGTTTCGCAAGAATGCGAACGAGCGACTTCTGGAAGTTCTGAAACTCAACTTTGCCAGTCTCAAGGTAAAAGAGGTGTGAACAGAAGTCCACAGCGCCATCAAGCCGATTAAGGTCTTTCAGGCGCACCCCACACTTAGAGTACCATGCGTTGACAGAGGCGAAAGTGTCGGTTGCGCGAACGCTAACGACGCCGTCGTCCCCATTCGCCCGAACCATAGATCCGAGCGAAGTCGCACATTTCATCATGCAAGCTTGCATAATGGAATTGAGAAGGCTA